TTTAATTTAACTTTTGGTAAAGTAAAGTATGCGTAACTTTTTTCTTGGTCATGTAAACTAGACATTTTAGATTCCATGTTCTCATTAGTAATTGACATTAGTTTATCTGGAGAAACACCCTCACCACCACCTTCTTTTGCTTCAGCGTTTACAGCATTCTGTTCTTCACTATCTTTTTTGTTTTCACCATTGTCTTCAGCTTCTTGGCCTTGACCATTCTCACTAGACTCTTCACCATTTGATTCGTCTTCGCTCTCATCATCATTAAGATTGTAGTTATCAGCAACTGGGTGATTATCAAAATCTGGTAACTTCTTTAATTTCTCAACTTCTTTTTTCTGCCAATTCAATAATAGTTTAGCAAGGTCAACAACATCATCAAACGTTTTCAATGCGTCAACCTTACTTAACCAATTGTTATCAACAGCGGAGAAAGAAATCGGTAATCTTTTTGAAGACTTATAAAACAAGTTGATCTTGTCAATCAACATTAATTCTCTGTCAAGGTCTTTACCTTGAGTACCAAAGAAGTTTTGTTTTTCTAATATATCAAAACCATTTAAGTAATTCTTAACAACACCTGGGTATTGTTTTTGTATAATTTTATCTATTCTACAATCTTCTAATACATTTACATATGATCTTAAAGAATCATCTTCTATCTTTGCCCAACCATCTGTTGGAGTATGTAAAGCGTGAGCGCATTCGTGTGCGATTAACATATCGTAAACATCACCTTTTTGATTTTTGAAAACTGGTAATGTTAAAACTCTATGTTTCGTATCAAACGAAGCGGTTTTAACTTTGTTATGTTGTACTTGAATATTCTCGGTAGCGATTAACTTTGCGAGTATTGATTTTGTATCTAAATTAATTGTTTGTGTGTCCATGTAGCTAATACTATCAGGATTAACTTTAAAGTCAACCCTTTAAATTGCTAATGTTTATGTAGGTTATTTGATGTAAATGTTCTTACTTTGTTCTTTTTAACACTTTTTCGTATATATTTGACGCTAGATTCTTCATCATTAGGGGTGCAACCATTCTTCCGATTCGTTCAGCTTGTTTATCAAACTTACCTTGTAACTTGTAATCTTCGGGTAATCCCATAAGTCTTTTCAATTCGGGTATAGTAAACTTTCTATTTAACGCATAATGAAATACACCTGATACACTCATCTGTTGTCCTCTTTGTGTTAGTGTTGGACAAGGTAAGTGTGGCGCTGGTCTTATCATATTAAACATTGATCTTTTAGGGTTTATATCAATAAAGTCAGGATCACTAGGTTTTCTATGTTTCTTTGGATTAAATTCTAATAGTTCTATCCACTTCTTTTGAAAGCCGTTTTGTACATAATCAAATAACTCTTTCTCTTGTTCTGGGTCATTAACCACATCTTCTATCGCTTCTCTTACTCCTATGTGTTTAGGGGTAACTGGCTCTGGATATATCTCATTTTCTAAAGTCATAAAGTTAAGACCTGCTTTTTCCATAATGTCATGTCTTATCGCTACAAAGAAACATCTTTTTCTATCTTGTGGTGTTTCAAAGTCAGCGGCACTCAATACTTTATATACAGTTTCGTAACCTAGTTTATCAAATTCGTTTACAATTCTATTTCTATATTCTTTGGCTTCACCCATAGTTATACCAGCAACGTTCTCACCAATAACAACCTTTGGCATTATGTCTGCTGTAATTCTAGTAAATTCAAAGAACAAGTCTTCTATATTTTCTACTTGTTTTCCGTCTGAATATGTCTTGGTTTGATCCCAACCCTTTTCTCTTTTACCTGCGATACTAAACGCAGAACATGGTGGCGAGCCATCTAGTATATCTAACTCACCTTTCTTAATACCAGCGATCTTTAAAAAGTCTTCGCCTGTAAGTTTCTTTATGTCATCTGGTAAAACAGGTGTGTTTGGATAGTTCTCTTTGTATGTTTCAATCGCCGCTTCTACAAACTCATTAACAGCGAGTATCTTACCACCAGCCATTCTATAACCTGTGGAAGAACCTCCACCACCAGCAAAAGTAGATATAACATTAAACAACTCTTTATTAGAGTTATCTATTACATCTTTCATATAATAAGGTTTGTATGTCATTGTTTATATACTATCAGGTTTCTTTTAAAATGTCAATGTTCTATGGTAAGTATCTATTATCTCTCTTAACGGCTCTCATTTGTGAAGCCTTATCCATTTGTTTCTCTGCCTTTTTGTAGGCTCTATCTAGTTTCATTTTACTAGCATATTCAGTAAAGTTCTTTCCTAGTATATGATCATATTCGTGTTGAAATATACGAGAAAACATACCATCTAAAGAACCTTCTTTTAAATCACCCTTTTCATCTTCATACTTAACGACTATCTTACGTGGTCTTGTAATAGATAAAAATACAAATGGGAAAGTTAAACAACCCTCTTTCATAACAACAGTATCAGCGCTAGCCGATATTATCATAGGATTAAAACAAGATAGTTTCAAACCATTTTCTAAACCAGCATGATCTCCTAATACGAACATATTGAAAGGTAACCCAACTTGATTACAAGTTAAACCTATTCCACCATACTTTTTCATTGTTTCAAACATAGAATCACTTAACTCTTTTCTATCTTTAAAGCCTTCTTCTTTTAACATGTCGTCATTAAAAGGTGCGATTGCTGATTGTACTCTTATATCTGTTGGTGGTATTAGTTTGATTTCTTTAGCCATTTTTTAACTCCGTAAAATTATGTTCTTTCTTAAACTGAATAATGTTAGTAAATTTATCAAATAGTATATCTCCTTTGTGTGATATAATAAAGATATTCTCTTTGCCCATATTTCTTACAATCTTAAAGAAATCATCTGTACCTTGTCCATCTAACGAGCTATCAAATATTTCATCTAGTATTAAAAGATTTGTATTGGCACTGTTCTTCATCTTCGCAATAGCACGCCATGTAAATACTAATGCTAAATCTATTCTCATCTTCTCACCCTCACTAAAGTTATTGTAGTCAAAGGTATCTCTATGTCTGCTTTTTACTTCTTCTTTAAATTCTTCATCTAAATAAAATGATACAAAGAAATCCATAGATTGTAGATGTTGATTAATTAAACTATTCATAATCGGTAGATACTTTTTAATGATTTTAGCCTTGGCACCTTTATCAGATAATATCTCTCTAGCAACATCAAGGTATTTCTTCTCTTCAGTAATTCTAACTAGTTCAAGTTTTGTTTGTTCTAGTTGTTCTTGTAAATCAACCAAACTCTTTTCTATATCTTTATCATCTTCGTTCTTACCATCTAGTAATAATATCTCATTGTGTAATGAATCAGAAAATCTTTTAAGTTCTTTTAGAGAAGATTCTACTTTAGATAATGATATCCTATTCTCATATAGTTTATCTGATATACCATTAAACTCTGTAATCTTGGTTTCTGTTTTCGCTAGTTCAGCCACTAAATCTTTCATACCTTGATTAAGTGTGACTACAACAGTTCGCTCTTGTTCTATCTTTTTGTCTCTAAATGTTTCTTCAATCTTTTGAGTACAAGTTGGACAGTTATCATTCTGTTCAAAAAACTCTAAATTTCTTTCATGCGTTTTTAGATTTGTTTCTATCTTTGTTTCTAGTTTCTCTAATTGTTTTAGTTTTGATTCGTATTGAGGTCTAGTAGATACGCTGATTTCTAGTTCTTTATATTCTTCTTCTAGTCTTTCAGACTTTCTTAAATATGATTCAGTGGCGTCTTTGTTCTCTTGTAGTTTAGCTTTCTTAATATCACTATCGCCTGAGCTTCTATTCTTTAATTCATTAAAGTGTTTTGTTTGTAATTCATGTTTAGATTCTATTAGATCACATTGGTGTCTAGCTTCTACTATTTGTTTACCTAAATCTGTTTGTTGATTTCTAGTAAGAATATCCATGTGTGTTAATACTCTTATGTCTAATATTTCTTCTACAACCTCTCGTCTATGTCTTGGTCTCATCTGCATAAATGGTTGATAAGAAGAAGAACCTAGTACAGCAATCTGTTTGAATGCTCTATAATTTAATCTTAATATTTGATCTTCTAAAATTTTTTGATAGTCAACACTAGAGGCATCTTGGTTTTGTAATACCTCATCACAATAGATTTCAAATATAGTAGGTTTAATACCTCTTACTACTTTAAAATTTTTTTTACCTATTTGAAACTCTAGCTCAACTAAAGTATCAGCATTGTTTATTGTATTTACAATCTGTTCTTTTTTAATTAATCTAAATGGTCTATTAAATAAAGCAAAGCATATGGCATCTAATAAAGTTGATTTACCAGAACCATTGGCACCTATTAAAAGTGTCATTTGAGCTTTGTTTAGTTCTACCTCAATAGGAGTATTTCCAGTAGAAAGAAAGTTTTTCCATTTTATTTTCTTAAATATAATCATTAAAAATATTCATATGGTAGTTTATCTCTATTTGAGATAAATATATTACCCGATACACTAATCCTTGTACCAGTTGATTTAAAAGGACAAACCATGTGCATTAAGTTAGCAGGAAAAATTATCATATCTCCTACTTTTGGATTAATAGATACACCCTCAGTAGCCCATCTAGGTTTAGATGCTTGAGTATATTGTAGATGTAATTCCCCTGGCTTCATAGAAGTACCTCTATGTTCTTGTTGTTCTTTTTTTAATTCTTCAGGTATTTCTAAAAATAGTACAAAAGAATAATCACCACCATGATAGTGAACAGGATTAAAATCTCCAGCTTTCATAAAGTTTACCCATAAATCAACAGCTGTTAACTCAACATTTTCATTTGATATATTATGAAATAAACTATGATTGTGTCTATACTGCTGTAATATTGGTTGAATACTTTGATAGAACCAATTTTTTGTTTCATCATTATATTTAAATTGACTTTCTAGGTGACCTGCTAGTTTGTGATTATAAGACTCTTTTGTTTCAATTCCATCTTTCAACAATCTTTCTATTATAATTTTATTAACAGGTGTTATAGCTACATATGGTCCAAAGTTTATATTTCTCATTATTTTTCAATTGCCTCAGAAAAAAGTTCTTTTATAACTACTTTTAGTTTTTGCTTATCTAATTTAGTATCTACATTATCTACATAATTACCTAAAAATGTTAATGTGTCTTCACCTTGATCTAATATGTCTTCTGGTACGGAAGCTGTAATATCAGTATTTAAATCTTCTATAATATTAACTTCGTGTGTATCTACTGTATTGTGTAATCTATCAATTAGGTTATTAAACATTTCTTCATTAGTTTTATTTGTTACAAAAACTTTTACGAAGCAATCTTTATAATGTTCTAAATCTAACTTACTATAATCTTCGTCTTTATCATTATAAACTAACTTCTTATGTATTCTAATTGGATTAGGTACTCTTGTTAGTTCTCTTGTTTCTGTATCTAATATATGAAAACCTTTTGGACACTTATAGTCTGACCAAGTAATTTCATATTGAGAACCACAATAATGTATTTGACCATCATCAGATTTCTTATGAAAATGACCAGAGATAACTTTTTCGAATCTATGAAACATCTTCTTATCTAAACCATGGTCATTGAAATGTCCGTTGTGCATTTCAAAACCTTTAATCTCTAAATGACCTAGAGCGATTTGAGCATTACTTGTTTCTATTTCATTAATAGAGTGGTTATAGTTATCATCACATATCCAAGGTATTAAACAAATGTCAGTTCCCCCAAAATTTACAGTAGTTGCTTTCTCATATATCCATGGTTCTTTTACTCCATCAAATGTTGAGCATAGTTCTTTGATAGCATTTACTTCGTTTGTATTCTTAAAGTATGTATCGTGGTTACCTAATATGATATGAGTATCAATACCTTCTCTATACAATCTATGCATAAAGTCTTCTCTAAATGTATGAGCTGTTTTGAAGTTGATAAACTTTCTTCTATCTACCACATCACCTAAATGAATAAGTGTTGTTATGTTATTCTCTTTTAGATATGGAAAAAATATCTCATTATAGAATCGCATGAAGTAATCCAGAAATGCGGAACTATCGTTTCTCGCACCGAAGTGCGTATCGTTCAGTAGGGCTATTTTCATAATTTAGAATAATTTAGATGTAGATTTTCTTACTCTTGTTTTTTTAACTTTCTTTTCAACTTTCTTTGGAGCAGAGTCTTCCATATTTAAATTCTTTTGTAAAAACTCTCTAAACTGATTCTTAAATTCAGCGTCATCACCTGGTTGTAGAGCTACATCATCATAATTACTATCCATAATAAGTCTATGTTTAATAGTAGTTTGTTTCTTCTCTTTTTGTATTCTTCTTATGAATGCGTAATAGATTATTTGTGTAAAGTATGCGAAAGGGTTACTTGACTTAGCTGGATTGAAGTTGTCCAAGTATTGTAGACAGTTTTCAATACCATCACTAACCATGTCGTCTCTAAATGTATAATTTATGAAGTTAGGTCTATATGATAAGTGATTCGCTATCTTTAGAAAACAACTACCAATATAATCACTAACCATTGGTTTATCTTTTTTCTCTCTTTCGGCTTTTCTTACACTTTTTCTATACACAGTCATAGCCGCTAGAAATTCTTTATTATTAACGTAATGTTCTTTTTTTGCTTTACTCATGTTCTTAATATATCACCTTTCTCTATAAATGTCAATGTTTTAAGCGTGCTTAATTATATTTATTTTGCCTTGTATCAGCGTTGACTTTTTCATCACTTTGTGTTACAATGAGCTTGTTGAGCGATCAGAGGAATAGAGTCTATTAGTGTAGCGTCTTAGCAGGAATATCATAATCATCAAATTCATCTTCTTCAAATATCTCATTAACTTTATCATTGTCCTCGTCACTTAACCTCTCTCTTTTAAATACAGTCGAGGCTTCTTTATTACCTATAGGCTCCGACTTATCATATCCTAAAACAACATGCGTATAAGATTTACACATATCAGGATTAGCATTTACAATAGTCAGTATCTTATCTTTTGGAATAGTTAAAACTGCGTCTCTAGTATAAGGAGACCACTTTATTAAAGCTACATAGTCTTTTAAACCCTGAGCTGTAAACTGTGGAATATACTTTACTTGTAGAGGTCTATTTAATCTTAACAAAGGAGACTTCTCTCCAAGTTGTGTCAGTGGTAACGAACAAACTATATCATCACCATTAATTAACTTGATAATCTTAATTGGTTGTTTTTCCATTTTTGCTTCCATTAGTTAGTTCTACGTTATGAATTTCGTAATTAAAGTCCTCGCCATTGTATATATTTATTCTTTCTTTAAAGTGATGTAATGTATAGTTCTCTTTACCATTGTAACTAATGTCATCAGATAAATCATACAGCGTTGCTGTGCCATTATCATCTTTAAGTCTTAATCCTCTACCAATACTCTGCAGATTTCTTATCCTAGATTTAGAAGGACTAGCAAAAATAATGTTATGCAA